CTAGTAAGCCGCCAGCACCACCGCCACCACCCCAATCCATGCCACCGCCGCCACCGCCTGCAACTTGCAAGTATTCAACGTCGCCGCCCGTGCTGAACACGATAGTTCCGCCAGTATCAGCAAGGCCAAACGTGTAAATATCGTAGCCACCAAATTGGGTAGGTGTGACTGAGGCTGATGAAACTACCGCGCCAGATGCGGCTGGTCCTGCTGTCCCTGTACCTGTAGTGGTAGCTACAGTGCTATTGATAGCTCCTGTGCCTGTGATAACAGTGAAGGCAAGACCAGTACCTGTAGTGGTAGCTACAGTTGTGTCAATGCTGCCTGTACCAGTGATAACAGTGAAGGCAAGACCAGTACCTGTAGTGGTAGCTACAGTTGTGTCAATCGCACCAGTGCCAGTGTGTGTCTCAGGGGCAGCGCCGAGGGTATATGTGCCGTCAAAGATCGCATGGTTGGCTTCAATGACAACGCCGTCCCAGCCCTTAGACTTACCGACGTTGTGCTGTAGTTCGACTGACGCGCCGTCCCATGTGGCTTTATCAGCCGTGGTGTTGACGTAGCCAAAAGCTGTGACTGTATTGTAAGCATCAGTAGTGGATGTAGCGCCCGCGACAACGCTTTGGAATGTGCCGCCTGCGTCACTTGCAGCGAGGATAGTTGCCCCATTGACGATGCGGATAAGCAGATCAAATGTATCGTCTGATATTGCGCCAGACATGCGGTATTGGATGCTGTAAGTCAGCGTGTCCATTGTACCGAAGTCTGTGTCAGTGTTGTCTAGCGCAAAGCTGAGTGTTTCAGTGTCAATGCTTGGTGTAAAAGCGGTGCGCGTGGCATCTGATGCGTTAAGCGGGGATGCGGCGTTAAGAGTTGTTAGAGTTGCCACTAGACGCCTTTCCCACAATCAGGACAGCCACGATGGGTTGGTTCCCAATCGCCACAGTCTTCTTTCATTCCGATACGCAGCCATGTTGGCTTTACATCACATAGATACTCTTCGGATGAGTGTACTGCTTCCCAAGAACCTAAATCGGCTCGTAGACCACAATCCCACAGGTAGCCTTCACGATCTGAAGGGCGTACATGAGGGCATACCTGCCCAGCTACCCAGCAGCAGTGATCTTTACCTGTGCCACAAACTGACACTGTTTTTAACCACCGATTGTAGCGAGGGCCGTAACCAGTGTAGCAAGTGCAGGGATTGCGCGGAAGCTGTCAGATTGAGCTACCGTAAGTGATGTAGGCTTAACCATACGCATCTGGCCTTCGCCTACATCAACAAGTGTGACAAATGCAGACGACGGGAGGGAGGCAAGACCAGAGGCCAGTGCCGTGTTCCAATCCCCGTAGGCTGTATTAATCACGTTTAGTTGTGTTTGGAGTTCTGCCAAGGTAGCAGGCCCATTCCAACCAGCTAGGGTTGTTTCAGCAAACACCTGATTAAGCGCACCTTCTGTCAGGCATTCCTGTGATGCAACCTTAGAAGCACCAAGGCTGGCTTGCATACGCTCAACCTGCGCCCAAGTAAGTGTGCCTGTGGATGTAGCAGTCAGATCAACCAATTCCTTAGTGGATCGTAGCTGCACAACCATATTGGTTAGCTTACTATTGAATAGTGATAGTCTAGGCATTTGCTACTCCTGATAGATTATTAGCTTGCTGGTACAGTAAGTGTGAATGCTGAGATACTTACTGTATCGCCTGCACCAATAGTAATACTTGATAGGTTAAGGTCAGAAGCTGATGTAGCTACCAAGCCTTGCCATACCGCAGCACTTGCTCCGTCGAATACCGTATAGAAGCCAGCAGTACCGCCAGCAGCGTTAGTATCTGATACCATAGTTGGTGTAACTGTAGCTGTACCTGAAGCAGCAGCACCGAATGCTGTAGCTTGGAAGGTAAGAGTAGCAACTTCTGATGTACCAGATACTGTAGAGGCTGCTGACTTGATCTCAAGTGTTCCTGTGCCGCCTACATCAATGAGGTCAACAATACCGTTTGCCGCTGCATTGCGAGCGTTGTCTGTTAGTGTGATAGCCATTACTTAATTCCTAATTCTAGCTTTTCATCTTCTGAAAGCATTTCTTTGATTGCTGGGTGGAGGTCGTTTGGATCACCCTCAATCTTAGGCTTTCCGTGCTTGTCTCTAATGAGACCATAAAACTTAATCTGTGGTGCGGGTGATAGTGGTGTAGTCGGGTTTGTCACTTTCCAAGTCCTTTTGCGTTACTGTAAGCTAGTTTAAGTTCGGGTTTAGCCCATCCGTTAGGCATTAGGTCTGTTAAGGCCCATACCATAGCGTCTAAGCGGTCTGGTGATCCTATGCTGCCTAGAGGCTCCCAAGTACGCATCTGTACCTCAAGTTCTTCTAGGTTAGCACCATCAGAGGGGTTTCTTACGTGGTGTACTAATCTACGCTCATACAAGGCACTGATAGGCTCTGCTCTGGCATACTTACCACGAGAGGCTCTAACGGCTTTATATGCTACCGTAGGGTCTTCTCCGTGGATAGTCTGCTTGACCATGTCACCGCCTTGGTTTACCTCAGCCACAATCCTGTCAGCTTGGTATTCATGGTACAGTTTAATAGCTTTAGCTGCCCAACCCTGAGGAGACAGCTTATCTGTGTAGTCACCTAAGATGTAGCCCTTACCATTGATATCAATACCAGCTACAACAATACCTGTCATGTCACTCTCAGCGTTAGCTGTAACAGCAGGGTCTATGGCTACAACAATCCTATTGAGGTGTGGAAGGTCTTTACGGTCAATCTGACAGGCATCTAAGGTTTCAGTAGTCCAGAGTGCGCCTTCAGCTTCTTCTAAGACTTCAGCGTAAAGCTCTTGTTTACCTAAGCGGGTTCCCTCATACTGCTCTTTTACTGCTGTGAGGTAGGTATCTGCTAGGTTGGCTGAGTTATCAAAGGTACTACCTGAAGTAATAACTACTTTAGGTGACTTGAGGATGGTCCTAACAAGTTTAGTAGGCTTAGGAGTAGTAGTAACACAAATACGGGGGTGCTTACCAAGTCTTAAGCAAAACTGAAGCATGTCCCAAGTATCTTGATCTTTATTCCATGCAGCTAGCTCATCACACCATGCAGCGGAGAACTGTGGGCCGCGTAGACGTTCAGGCTCTTCTGCTGAGTAGAACTCCACCTTAGCGCCATTCTCCCATACCAGAGAGCGTTTAGTGGGAGACCAGAGTGGGTAGCCCATCTCGACGCCCTTGTAAGTCTTATCTAGCTTAGAGCAGCAGTTTAAGAAACCACTCTCGCCCTTAACCATAACACGTTCGATGTCACTATTAGTAGATGCTACAGCAGCAATACGTTTGTGGCCCAGCTTAACTTGCTCTCTGACCCATTCTACTCCTGCCCTAGTCTTCCCAAAGCCGCGACCAGCATTAATGAACCAGACGTTCCAGTCAGTAGCTAGAGGAGCCATCTGCTCAGGTCTACCCCAGAACTGCCAGTTACTCTTTAACTCTTCTGCTTGCTTCTTTGAAAGCTTCGATAATACTTCTTTAGCTTTCGCTGGTGGTAGATCACGAAGGGTCTGTGCTGTTATTGTCGGGTTCATCTTCAGCAATTCCTAAAAGTTCTGCCAGTCGGTCAATGGCACTCAAGTCTTCGTCAGCAGAATCTTGCTCTACTTCAATACTTGTAGAAGTTGGACTCCAGCCAGCCTTTGAGCGTAAGAATAGCTCTTGTGATGCAAAATGTCCATACTCGCCTTCTTCCAAAGCCCGCTTAAGAACCTTGCTACCAACCATACCATTAATCTCTGCACGGGCAGCTTCTAGGTCAGACTTATAGTATTTGTAAAAGGTATTCAAGCTTTTCGGGGCATCTGCAAAAGACGACTGTACTTCACCTACGATGTCCTTAACAGACAGACCTTGCTTGACACGCTTCTGTACAAGATTGGCGATATGCTGGTTCTTTCCCAGCTTAGGTGAAGGCGCTCCTAGAGACATTTATCTATCCTTGTCTATAATTAAGAGTAGCCACCAACTTAAGATGTACCTAACGGGGAAATGAATCCTCACCGTGGCTCTTAAGTGGTGGCCTGTCCTCTATAGCTGCACCACTATAAGTGATCAGCTTAAGCTGTAACTACAAAACCTTCTTGGTAAGTGTAACTACAACAATTAATATAATTCTATTACTAACTGTAAGTGGGTAGCGGAGGTTACTCGTAACCGATTAACGAGGTCACTAACTAAGTCGTTACTGTAAGTGAGATACTGTAAGAGTTAACGAATACTCTTTATAATTCTTAATACTATTCCTGATCTACTTACAGTGATATACTTACAGTTATATACTTACAGTTAGAATTGATTAGTTATTAAGAATTATTAAGAATAATCGTTAGTCTCTGTAAGTGCCCCCCTTACCCCCCATTGCTGGTTGGTAGTTACCTATATATACGTACTTTTTTCAGGATAATACAACCCCTAAAAACAAACTATTTTTCAAGTCACTGTAATCTAACGAAAGAATTATTTTACCAAATGGTCAAATTCTTATAGTGTGCCTTATTGTTGCCACACTTTCGTGATAAATGTTACAAGACTGTAACAATTCGTGATAATACATTATGCTGTATACGTGACCAAAAAGCAAAAGTAAAATTTTTGTCTTGGATTTGTAGGTGTGTACGCCCCACCCCGAATCGATTCGCGTATTATACAGAGGGTCCCACCCATAGTCAACCCCTTATCACGTTTTGTTACACTTTGTTACAGTAATGTGATCAGTGGTGTTGCATAAATGCCATACCATATGTAGGGGCTTGACACGGCAACGAATCGCCGAATCAGACTAGATGTAGATGTCAATAGGGTGTTGCTTAAAGGTCACACTGGTGGATAATCGTAGGGGTTGACAAAAGGAAATCCTTGACAAAGAACGAATCGGTCGCATCACACCAGCGATTCGCTACAAGATGAGAATGAGAACCATTCGCAACAACACCTCAAAAGAAAACCCCCGCTAGCGCGTTGCTAACAAGGGTCAATCCTATTGCTGCAGAGCCGCTATAAGGCATGCTACAAGCGCAAGTATAGTGTCAGGCTATGGCAACGGCCCAATGACCATAGATAGCACCCTAATAGCCTAACAGAGCTTGCTGGATGTATCCGCTATCATCACTGGGTATACACTCACTACGTGCTGCATAGATACTGATGCCAGCACCACTGCATAGACTCACACGGTCATCAAGGGGCAGGGACTCCCACGCATCACAGGCATAGTCCCATTCACGTTGTGACCAATCGTCCTCGTTCAATACAGGATAGCCAGACAGCTCAGCTGCCATGTTATCAGCCGACTCTAGGGCTTTGGTGTTGGTGTGGTGTATCGCAATCCATTCAATCCAACCAACCGCCCAGTGGCCTTCACGTACCACCACAACGGTATCAGACTCGCCACCTAGTTCAGCTAGGGCAACCGCGAAATTGGACTCTGTTAGTAGGTCGCTGTCACGGTTGCGCCCAAGGAAAAGATAATATCCGTGCCACTCACTGCCAGCGTAGTAATCAGGGCGAGTCCACGACTCTAGATTCTTGGGTGTATAGGTCATAATTCTGACTCCTTATCCGTAGGGGGTTAGTTCGACAGGGCCAATGGCCTCTAATCGGGTGATTGTGATACCGTCCAAGCCCATGTCAACCTTGCGCCTTGGGTCATTGCATATAGCCACGGTAAGGTTGATTCTGGCCTCGCGCTCTAAGGTGGTAAGTT